GGAAAAAATCACGAACATGGATCAAGATGCAAACGGCGCACTTCTCGGCAAAGTAACAGAAGTTAGCGGACGTGTAGATGAAATTGCCAATCTTGATTTAGTAGCAACTTATAACCAAGCGAAAGCGTGATTGATATGCATAACCTTGAAAATCTAGCAACGGAAATCGGTAAGGATATCAAGGATATCAAGACACGTTACGCAACTAAAGAAGAACTTCATGAGGCAACTGAGATAGATTATTCTCAGATTGTCACGCATGAAGAACTTGAAGAGAAGCATTATCTGACAGAACATCAATCTCTTGAAGGGTACGCTAAGAAATCGGAATTACCTATTCCGTATGACGATTCTATAATCAAGCAACGATTGACTGTTTTAGAGAGTCGTCCAGATAACAATACACCAACATATCGCATTGCCAAAGGTGATATTTCCGGAGGCGGTGTTGGTGTTAATAGGACAATAACACCAGACGCTATCATGAACCCTGACGGTATTAAAGTCGGAGATATTATTGAAGATTACTGGAGTGGTACTACTCGTACGAACCAAGGTTTTTGGAAAGTGACTGCTGTTAGTGGTACTAGCATTTCTGTCCAAGGAATTGGTGAGAGAATACTGCCTACCAATTACAACGATAGCGAATTAAAACAAAGGATTTTAACGTTAGAGAGTCGTCCAAACTCAGGAAGTGGTGGTCTGGATACTGAAGAAATAGCGACTTATAGCAATACAGTCATCTATATCCCTAACGGGAATATCGTGTACAACAAATCTTTAAAAAAGTTATCTTTCCCAAAATGTAATGTGAAAGTCGGAAAGTCTAATTATTGGTGTGATGCTCAAGAGGTCTCTATTAACGGTAGCGCAGGATTTATCGTGTTTAACAAGGCTCAAAAACGAATTGTCGGGGGCGAGGTTAACACGACCAACGATGTATTGCTTGGTTATTACGACAACAACGCAGGTAATTACTACATCAATACTTTTAGTAAAACGACAAAGACCAAAAAAATTGCTTGTTTGGGTGATTCGATTACTGAAGGTGTTAACGCTGGAGGTTGGCAATGGCACCGCTACATTGATAGCTGGTGTAAAAGCAACGGTATTAATAGCATAGTCACGAATTTAGGGATTGGCGGAACCTCTGTCTGTACTTCAAGTTATGTGACAGATAGATTGAAGCCGTTTGTAAACAGACTCGATACAATTCCAGCTGATGCGGACATTGTAGTTATCTTTGGAGGAACGAATGACTGGGGGAATAATGCAACTTTAGGAAGCATTACAGATACAGGGACAAGTTCGTTCTATGGAGCATACAAGTACATTCTTGAATGGCTTGCTGTCAATCGTCCAAATGCGAAAGTGATGACAATGACACCTCTGAAACGATATTTTAGAGGTGGTGGTACGACTTGGGTGAATGCTCAGACAACACCAAATAATAAAGGAAACTTGTTACAAGACTATGTTCGAGCGGTAAAAGAAGTATCTGAAATGTACGCTATCCCTTGTGTTGATCTGCATAATGAGTCAGGTTTAAACCCTGTCTTAGAGAGTGTCAGAAATCGTTTCATTGGAGATGGTCTACATCCTACTGCAGAAGGAAATAAGAAGATGTATCCGGTCATTTTGGACAAGATGCGTCCATTCTTGGAATATGATTAAGGAGGAAAACAATATGATTAACTGGAAACTACGATTACAAAATAAATTCTTTTGGCTAACTGCAATCCCAGCCTTCTTGCTTGTCTTGCAAGCTGGTGCAGCAGTCTTTGGATATCATCTGGATTTGGGTGATATCGGCAACAAGCTGATTCTGCTTGTCAATGCGGTATTCGTGTTCTTGACTGCTATCGGTCTGGTCAATGACCCGACGACTAGCGGAATCACAGACAGCACACGAGCGCTTGAATACAAGAAACCAAGTGAGGAATAGGTATGTCTAAAAAACAGGAAATGATTCAATTCTTCATCGACAAGGCTAACGCTGGCGATGGAGTGGATAATGATGGAGCTTATGGCTTTCAGTGTGCCGACGTGCCTTGTTACGGGCTTCGTCATTGGTATGGTGTGACCCTTTGGGGCAATGCCTACGACTTGCTTGAGTCAGCACGTTCACAAGGCCTGAAAGTCGTGTATGATGTTGACTATCCAAAGGCTGGTTGGTTCTTCGTGAAATCATACGTAGCTGGCGACGGTGTCAACTACGGGCATACAGGTCTTGTCTATGAGGACTCAGACGGATATACCATCAAGACGATTGAGCAGAATATTGATGGCAATTGGGACTACCTTGAAGTAGGTGGCCCTTGTCGCTACAATGAGCGCTCTGTAAGTGAAATCGTTGGTTATATCGTGCCACCTGAAGAAGTCGAAATCGGCTGGCAACAGAACCAGTACGGTTGGTGGTGGGTTCGTGAAGACGGCTCATACCCAACTAACAAATGGGAGAAAATCAATGATGTTTGGTACTATTTCGATGATAAAGGCTTCATGAAGCGTAGTACCTGGTTGAACTACAAGGACGCTTGGTACTGGTTCACAGACTCAGGGTCTATGGCTACTGGCTGGGCTCGTATCAACAACGCTTGGTATTACTTCGATGAAGAAGGTAAGATGGTCACTGGCTGGATTAAGCATAAGCAGACATGGTACTACCTCGACCGTAAGAACGGAAACATGGTATCAAACGCCTTTATTCAGTCAGCCGACAAGACAGGCTGGTACTACCTCAAACCAGATGGAACACTGGCAGACAAGCCAGAGTTCACAGTTGAGCCAGAAGGCTTGATTACAACTAAATAATTTAAAAAATAAAATGAAAGGAAAACTTTTCTAAAATGTATTTCTACCCCACAGGACTCGTTCTTGTGGGGATTTTTTCGTTAAAAAGAGCAAGAAACATTGACTTTTTTAAAGAAAGATGTCATAATCAAGTTAATTCAAAAAAATATTATGGAGCGAGTAGGAGGAATTTGGTATGTTAAAAAATACAAAACAACCTCAATACTTTAAGTCTTTTTTACTTGGTATGACAGCAATTGTATTGCCTGTTTTTAGCTTTAACCAGAGCATTTCAAAAGTAAAAGCTGATACAGTCCCAGACTGGAAGAAAGTCAAAAGTGATTACAAGAAATCAACGATGGGCATTCAGAAAGAGGTAATGAAATTTGGATACCGAGAATAAAGATTTGATTGAAGTCAATAATATTGTTGATGAAGTCGAGCGCTTACCACATGAACAGCGTCAAGTAGTTCTGCAGAAGTTGGAAATCTATCAAGGTGATCTACCACATCCAGATATCCTCAAAGGGTATCAAGAGCTATATCCTGATGCTGCACAAAAGATTATTGATAATGGTATTGCAGAAAGCCAACATCGTAGAGAGATGGAAGATAAATACTTATCAGGGAATATCTCTTCTCATAAATTGGGACAGTTATTCGGCTTTTTAATCGCCCTCGTTGTTATTATCGGTGGAATTTACTTAATAGCGACAGATAAACAAGTTGCAGGTAGTGTTTTAACTGGAACTACTGCACTAGGGCTAATTGGTTTGTTTACAGGGAATAATCAAAATAAAAACAAAGACAAAGAATAGGTCTTTCACCGCAGGCTCAGGCTTGCGGTTTTTTTGTTTGACAAAATTCAAAAAATGTGCAAAAATAAGTAGAATTGAAAACAGGAAAAATCTACCTCCTTTCGATTCGCCCAGCCTTTTCTTGAGGCAATGAGGGGGCGGAGAGACGCGCTCGTCAACAGAAGTATCTCATTGGAAATGTTGCTCACTTTTTAGTGAGCTTTTTATCTAAGGAATAGGAATGAAAAGTAAGAAGTTAAAATTAGGTCAAATTGATTTAGAAATGTGCAAGGATTACGACCTTATTCAAGCGATGGATTATGACTTTAAGACAAAGGAAGTAATGAATAAAGGAAGGGGATTTGCGGTAACTGTTGTCAAAATACAGGGGCTAACTTTCTTGATTCCATTTAGAAGTTACATTCCTAAAAAGTACCAGTTGAAGTATAAGCTTAGAAATTCGGCAAAAGAAGGATATGTTGAAGGATTAGATATTGGTAAAACATTGATTTTAGAAGATGAAAGTTATTTGTTGAATACAACTTTCCGCCTTCGGAAAATCGAAGATTATTATAAAGTAATGGACAATGATAGAGCTATTATTAATAAGTTGGTAAAAGCTATTATAGACTATAATCACGCTTTGGAAGCAAATGATAGAAATAAACTTGAAGATCCTAAACGTTTTAAATTCTCAACATTTCAGAATTATTCTACTAGATTAAAAGTAATTACAGAAAAAGACTATTTAGAATAGATGATGTTTCCGCAGGTCGTTTGGCTTGCGATTTTCTATTTTGCAAAAACACGCATTTTGAACGATTAGAAATAGAAATCACAATCCTATTGTTCAAAAAAACGTTTTCTTGAAGAATAGGAAGAGGAAATCGTGGTGTATTATTGTCAAAAATGCCATTTTGTTAATAATGCCTTCTTTTTCTTTTTTTGATTATTGTCAAAAACGGTGTTTTGTTAATAATAATATTTTTGATGAAGATTTTTTGAAATTTAAATAGGAATTTGTGGTATAATGCAAGTAGATTTTAATACAGGATTGAGCCGTGATTTACGCCATTTTTTGGGAAAACATGACTTAAAACAGACCCTAAAGTCACTATGAGTTGATTTAACAATCTTTCTAAGACCCCCACCGGCTCCATTATTCCTTTGCATTCTTTTGCATTCCTTGGTAAAACGTTGTTAAATCAACGTTTTTTATTTTATTCTTTGGTATTCTTTTGCAAAAAAAGAATACAACATTTTGTTGTATCCTAAATATTAAATCAAGTCCTGAATTTTCTTAAGTTTTTATCATATTTTCTGTTATAATTAAGGTGCCTTAAGAAAAATAATGAAAAAACTAAATGTTTTTCATATAGTTTTCATTTTTTGTGTTATAATTAAGGTGCCTTAAGAAAAATATTAAGGTGCCTTAAGAAAAATAATGAAAAAACTAAATGTTTTTCATATAGTTTTCATTGTTTTAATAGTTTAAAGTCAATCTTATTTTTCTCTAATAGAAAATAATGAAAAAGTAGGTTTAGAAAGAGGTAAGTATCTATGTCTTCTCATAAAAAAGTGTCACTCTCTGAGATTAATCAATCTATCGATACTCCAAATAACAATCATTTCTGGCAAAATTTAAAGGCCTTTTTAGGTCCGGGTGCTCTTGTCGCAGTTGGTTATATGGATCCAGGAAACTGGATTACCAGTGTAGTCGGTGGTGCTTCCTATAAGTATAGTCTCTTGTTTGTTATCTTGATTTCATCTCTCATTGCCATGCAACTTCAGCAGATGGCAGGAAAGCTTGGTATTGTAACCCAGATGGACCTGGCTCAAGCAACGGCTCATCATTCACCTAAATGGCTTCGTTATAGTCTATGGGTGATTTTAGAATTAGCCTTGATGGCGACAGATCTGGCAGAAGTTCTAGGTTCAGCGATTGCTCTCAATCTTCTCTTTAAGATTCCGATTATGATAGCAATTCTCTTGACCGTGTTGGATGTTTTTCTCTTATTGCTTCTGATGAAATTTGGCTTTAAGAAGATTGAAGCTATTGTGACAACACTGATTTTAACCATTCTAGCAATTTTTACCTATCTGGTAGCTTTGTCACATCCAAGCTTCCAAGGAATCGTTGAGGGTTATCTACCGAATGCAACCTTATTTGAAAGTCCTTTGC